ATCCGGCTTCCATACCTTCTGAAATTGATTTACACATATATTCTAAACTCAACTTTCCATCTCCTAACATCCACTCACGTCCTTTCATTCCGGCTGCTTTTCTTTCCTTTCTAGTCATTTTGTACCATTCATTTATTGCTGGTGCAACTTCTGCGTAATCCAATCTGTCATCGAAAATATAAGGAGTTGGGATTGAACCGGCTGTTGAACGAACTGGCCAAATTGGAGTTACCCATTCTCCCCAAGTTACCGATTTTGCGTATGTTGCTTTATCGTGTAGTGAACCAATATCCACATAATCATCTTCGGTTAAATACTTATCCGAGCCTTTCATCTTAAATCCACATTGGTCTTGCAAACCACCAGTCACATTTACGATAATAGGTGTTCCTGCCATTACGGATTCTGCCGTTGCCAATCCAAATCCCTCATTTGAGGCTATGTTAATCGTAGCGTCTGCTAAATTACATAGCCAGTTTAATTGTTGCTCTGGGTATCTGTTTGGTGTAAATATGATTTTTGTATCAGGTGAACAACAATCCTTAATAGTTGTTGGTAAGTCTGTTCCATTTTCATCTACGGGCTGAGTATGCATTAACAAACAAACTTTACTTCTTTCCTCTTTGGGTAATTCTCTAACGAATTTATCAAAACCAAGAACAACATCTACCGGCTGTTTTCTACGGATATTTCTGTTACTCCAATAAAGAACAAAATCATATTCCGCATCTCCAAAAATAGTTTTCTTAAATTCTGCGGGTACCTCTTCGGGTTTGAATATATTTGGGTCAATTCCATGTGGAACATAACTTACTTGCCAATCTTTCATAGGATTCCAAGTGGGTTGGTCATTCATTCCCCAAACACGTTTTGTAATTCCGTATGTTTGTTTTGAAATACAACCAATCCAATCGCAACTTTCGTAATAGTCACGATTATATTTTGGGTCTGGTAAGTCATCCCAAATGTGATAAAAGAATAGGGGAACTGATTGACGGATTTCATGCTCCATATCATATAACCAAATCCAATATCTGGGGTCGGTAAAATGTAGGATTGCATCCGGTCTTTCCGTCATTAGTAGCTGTCTAATAATATCAGCGTTTCCATACCCGTTGAAAGGTATCAATCTAACATTAGCGTCTGCAACTCCGGTTACTTTTCTAACCTCTTCACTTAAATCGAAAATTTTTCCCTGGTCGGGATGATTGATTGCTGCTCCTAATTGAACCCAATCATACTTGTCTACCGTTCCTAAAACGAATTGCTTTGAAACATTTGCAATTCCGCTAGACATTCTCAAATCATCAGATAATAGTAGAATCTTCTTTTTTGCCATAACTTGTTTTTAATATATGTATTGTTTATTTTTATTTTTTCGCATCGCACATTCCTCTCTCGTAAAATTCACACCAGCCACACAATTTGGTTGGATTTTTGGGATAATGAATATCAGTCCTATAATTTCCCTCCGCATCAAAGACCGTGTCTACAAACTCCTTAAAACCACTCCAAGCCTTATTCAGGGATGGTTTTCCATTAGCGGGCACATGCTTTGATATTCTCGGAATAACAAACTCCGGATTATCCATTACTTTTCTTTTCAAAATGATAAATTCCACATCAATAATATCTTCTGATATTTTCAATAATTCTGCGTAGAACTTTTTATATAAAAGTATCTGTGCGTTTTTTACAGCATCTTTCTTTTGATATGAACTCCAACCCTTTGTTGATGTTTTGAAATCTATAATGCGGTATCGGCCGTTGAAGGTATCTCTAACAATCAAGTCTATAAATCCAACGAAATTAACATTATCTGCTATCTTTGTGTTTATTGGTTGCTCTATTGCTACCAACTCATCATGCTTTAATGAAAAGAACTTATTAAAGTTTTTTGATTTTTGAAAGTAATCCAATATAGTATTACCATCATCTAAAAATTCAACCAATTCCTCCTTTGTGCAAATATCAGTATTTCCAATTTCACCCTCAACTTCTTTAAGATAATGCTCTCTCATTTTGTGTTTAAGCGTTTCTTTCAAATTCATAAGTTTATCCGCCTGTGATTTTGAAATTCTTAAACACTTATCAAGGTATTCTTGTAGAGTTTCATGCATTGCTGAACCGAATATGGTGTGAATTGAACCACCACTTTGGCTTAAATCATCTATGTAAGCCAGTTTGTATTGGTGAGCGCAACCGCTCCACATACTATATTGAGAAAACGAAACTCTTGCCATAACAATTATTTATTCAAATATAAGAAAAATAGTTGGTGTTACCAACTATATTTTCAATTTTAATTTACTTATTTCTTTTTTTGCTATCCCGTATTTCTCACAAATGTATTTTATATTTTCACGACCTTCACGTGTTGCATATAAAACTTCTGCATATTCATTTGCCTGTCTTTCCGAACATTCGTATTCTTTTTTAAGAAGCTCAATCAAGAATTGTTCGTATTTATCATCGGCTTTACCTTTTGTGTATTTTAGATACTGCTTACCTTTTGGTAGTACATTTATATAAAGTTTATACATTTGCTCAGGTTCAAGCGTTTGAGTAAGCGGTAATAGAGATGAAACCATTTCAACCCATTCAGGCTTCATAGACAAAAATCGGTTAATCATAAAATTACTCCACGATTTTTTATCTTCTTCAGAAAGTGTTTTGAAATAGTTTGGGTCTTGCTCTACAGTCAATGCGTTCAAATGGTCAAATAACTTTTTAGCTGCCATCTTATTCAATTATTTTTTGCTCTTTTAATTCTTCTGGTAATAGGTCTTGTAAAGGTTTTCCACAAGCGGTACAAAGATATAATTCTATTGGCAAAATAGAATCTTTTGCGCCACCTGTAATTAGCCTTGATATTTTTTTGAATCTGAATCCTGGCATAAATACTTTATTGCCACACTCACAGTTAATATCTCTCGCATCATTCAGCGAAAAGTTTAGCGGTAATTGACCGCCTCCCATTTGTTGTCCGTCCATTTTTCTTTATTTTATTATGTTAAGAATTTGAATTATTGTACTCATAAATACAATCTCTTTATCAACTACCAAAGCATCTTTTGAAATACCTTCTGCAATAGTAAGTATTGTGTTTGCTACATTTCCTTTTGCATATTCATCTACTTTATCGTAAAGCATTGAATACATTTCGGAATAATCGTTTAATTTATTATCCGCAACTGCTTGTCTTGCTTTTAGAAATGTATTTCGTTTATCATCATCGGATTTTAATATATCAATCAATTTGGTTTTGAAATCAGACTCAACCATTATTTTATGGTCTACTTTCAACTCACCCTTTGCCGATTGTAATTGACAAGTGTTTAATATCCTACGAATATCTGGGTAGTATGAATTGATTACATCGGCTACATTTTTAATGTCGTATTTAATCTTTTCTGCTTCCAAAATACGAGTCACTTGAACTGCCACATCTTTCTTTGTTGGTGGAGTTATAGCGAATGACTGACAACGACTTTGTATCGGGTCAATGATTTTCTCAATGTAGTTACAAGTCAGAATGAAACGACAATGTTTACTGAATGTTTCCATTAGGTTACGAAGGATTGCCTGTGCGTTTGGTGTCATATAATCAAACTCATCAAGGATAATCACTTTGAAACCTGCAAATCCAACGGAGGATGCGAAGTTTTTTACTTTCGTTCTTACCGTATCCACATTGTTTTCATCAGATGCGTTAATAATCATACTATCACATTTGATTGTATTAACTATTAACTTTGCCAATGTGGTTTTGCCTGTTCCGGCCTTACCATAGAATAGTAAATGTGGAATATCATTTGTGTCCAAATACTGCTGTATCGTTTCCTTTACTATTTCATTTCCTACATATTCGGAAAGGGTTTGCGGGCGGTATTTCTCCACCCACAAACTATGCTCTTTTTTATTATTTTCATTTGCGAAAAAACTCATATAACTTTTTTATTTTCCTGTTGAACCAAAACCACCTATGCCTCTTTCGGTTGTTGTTAAATTATCTACTTCTTCAAATCTTATCTGTGGGTGTGGTATAATCATTATTTGTGCAACTCTATCACCAACATTGTAATAATCGTTTGGTACTAATGATTTAGTTTCATCATACATAAATTCACTATTAAACACCTTATTGAATGTGGCCTGAAGTTCTCCACGATATCCACTGTCTATTACGCCAACGGAGTTACTTAATTGTAGTCCGGTGTTTCTTATGGAAGATCTTGGGAAAATCAATCCTACGAATCCTTCGGGGATTTCTAATGCTATCCCCATACCATATGTAATTTGTTCGGGTGTATCTTTAATAACCGTTGTTGCCACCAAATCCATTGCCGCATCACCTACTTTTGCGTATTGTGGTATAACCGCTTTTGGATGTAATCGTTTTATATTAACCTTCATTTTCGTTTTGTTTTTGTTCTTCTCTGAATTTTTTAGTTTCTTCACTAATTGGTCTTGGGAAAATTTTGAAAGTCATACCATTATAGTTAAATGCCAATACATCTTCTTCAATCGGTCTTAATTCTATTACTAATGGTGTTGCCTTACCAGGCTCTTTACAAAAGCCAAAAACAACTGGTTCAGTTTCAAAAAATTGATAACACCATTCAACATCATTGATAGGTGTTATATTTTCTTCTTGAAAATTAGTATTTAATGCTAGCTCGGTTTGTTCGTTTTGCATTTTTATATTTTATTGATTAAATAATTAGTTACTGATTTCAACAAGATAGTATTTACATACAAAATCATCTATTTGAAATTCAACGTGAGATAAACCGTCAGTTGAAACATTCAACTTAGCGGATGTTGCTTCTTTGTTTGCTGTTAAGATTTCTTTCAAATACTTTGCCGAAAAGCTGATTGGTTTTGTTTCTGATAATACATTTTTCTGGCAAGTGAATGTTACTCTATTCGTTGAAATAGAAGAATAACCGATTGCCATTTTAAGGTCACCGCCTTCGGTGAATACAGTGAATGTATCAATATCACTCAATGCACCTTTAGCTTTAATGAACTTATCAATCATTTGAGAAGTCATATCAATACTGATTCCAAATTCAGGCAATGCTTTCAAATCTGGAACTGGTGGAATAACTCCTAAATCGGCCAGCTGATATGATGTTTCTGTTTCATCGGAAGCCAATTTCAATGTGATTGCTTTATCACCTGCTTTTTCAACTTTAAGTGCAATATCGTTATCCAATACACCAATCATATTTTTCAATAATGAAGTCGTATAGATACCAACATTAAATGGGTTTGAGGTAAATGCATTAAACTCAACCTCACCCAATAGTGTTTTATCATCTGAAATAAATCTCACAGATAATTTGTTTCCTTCGGCGTTCCAAGCCACAGATTCAATAAGTCCTCCTAATGAATACTTCTGAATAAATCTTAATAAACTTTGTTTGTTCATAAATTTTACTTTTTGTTTTATTTTGTTTTACTAATATACGAAAATTATTTTATAGTGCAAAGAATTTTTTAGATTTTAATTCATTCTCTACAAGATTTTCACCACAATAATCGGGTATAATATATTCACCCGGCTTACGGAAAACCAATACATATTCATGCGTTTTAGGTACATACCTTTTACATGCCGATTGATATTGTGTAAATAGTGCAAATGGTGATATATTTTCCATTATGATTATGTCGTGATAATCAAACCCTGCCTCTTTGAAAGCACGGGTGGTATCGCCATGGAAATCATATAAGACTCCACCTGCTCTAAAGTCACCAACAACCCAAACACAAAACGAACCGGGTTTAGCTACACGATAACAATTATGCGCACATACACCAATCATATCCATAAAGGAATCATAATCTTTCAAATCACTTAGCTGCCCATCTACACTTTCATATTTTTCAATGTTATAGTATGGAGGACATGTGAAAATCATATCGGCAAATTCATCAGGCGTTTCTTTTAATAATGTTCCATCTGACATATACACCATTGGTTTGATTCCTAATTTGTCAAAATGTGCGTTTACTCGTCTATGTGTGTTTGGAGTTATTTCATATCCATAATAGTCACGTCCTAACATTGTCGTTACTACTGCTCTTGTCGCTCTACCTGCGAATGGGTCTACAACCTTTGCGCCCGGCATTGACCAGTATTTAATTATATGCTCAGCCATACCCGCATGAAATTCGGACATCTTTGCCTCAACCATTTCGCCTTTTTTATATACATGCTTATTTTTTCTGATTTCAACTTCCCCATCATCCAAATAAGCATTATCCCACTTTGCTTTTGATTCGTTTGTAGGTTTGATTATTGATAAGGGTCTGAAACCAAATTGGTCTTTTACCGAAACATCCTCTCTTACGGGTAAAACCTTTGATTGATTTTTATAATGATTTTCTTCTCTAAACATAACTTAAATTAAAAACTGAAAAACTTTTTTGCTGTTTTGGTTTCGGTTGTTGCCTTTTCCCACTTCAATGCGTTGTAAAAATCATCAATCTTATTCTCAAGTTCAGCTTTATATATTCCATCTCTATCTACATAATTCTGAATAAAATCCATAATATCTTTCGGGTCATTGTAATCTTTGAAAGCCAATGTATCTAGTCCGAGTGGATTTGTTTTGAGATATACCCATTTAACCTTATCACCATCACGTATAGGTTCATGCTTAAACGGACAATTGAAAAACTTTAATAAACGATTATACGATATTCCAGCTTTAACGTGTGCCGGTGTTCCCTTCTCAAATGATGCTACCGCTTGACCGGTTTGCCACCTACCATCATCATACTTACTCAATTCTTTAATTGCTCCACCCTTTGCTATTTTATTTACGGGTAGATTAACCATATCTTTTTTGAATTGTAAAAGCGATTCATCTATTTCCTCATGTGATTTACCCATTAGAATATCTTTCAACATTCCAGCCATAAATGTTTGGAATGCTTTTGGAAACGAACTCCTAACTACATCAAGACCTTTAACGTCAAGCTTATCACATTTGATTCCATTTTTCAAAATCATCCATTGAGCATATCGTTTCTTTGCTACCCAAAATCCTGCTTTACTGATATACTCCTTTTTGATTTCAAAGCGATGCTTCTCTTTTGGAATAAAGAAAAACCTCTCTGATAACATATCGTAAAACTTATTTAAGAATGATTGAGTTTCCTCAGCGATTGTGTTCACTTCGGTTGCCATTCGGTCTTGGTCAAATGTTTTGTAATCGGGATAACGATGCTTAACCAACGGTTCAGCCATCATATAAATTGAATCCGTATCAATATAAACATTGTAGTCCTCTTTTGTTCCAAGCTCTTTCCAATACTTTATGTTAGCCATTTCGGCGGTCTTTTTAATAACTGTTTGGCCTGTAATCGTAACGGCTTCAGCATTATCAATATCATAAAACCGAAAGGCAGGAAGACCAAGAACACCATACATAGAATTAAGAAGAATTTTTTGTACGAGCTGCCTTTTAGCATAAAATTCATATTTTTCAGTATCTCCTTCTTCTCCATATTTCTTTTCTAATTTTCTAAAATCAACACGTTTCTGAAACCAATCATTAAGAATATCTGCAATAAGACCGGGCTTATCTTGTGAATATAGAACACCATTTGCCGCAACACCCAAATTACTATCACGAATAACGTCATCCATTTCCTGTCTACTATATTCGTATTCTTCGGAATCATTTGCTACGGTATATTTTCGGTCTACACCCTTTATCCATTCTTCTGGGTTCCAATCTTTAATCTTACCCACTTTCGTTTCGGGAGAGATATTAAGAGTCATAATGATTGAAGGATATAGTGAAGTCAAATCCAAATCATAAATCCAATCGTATTTGCCCACAATCGGCTCCTTAACATATGCACCAATGAATTTTTCCTCATTGTTATCACGTAGTGCCTGCATTCTTTCCTTACGGTCTTTTGGTTTGTTTGGTGCTACCAATCCTTTCTTTTTGAGATATGCTAAACATGCTCCCTCTAACCACTTTGACGAGAATATATAATCTTCGTATGGAACAAAACCGGCGTGACAAACTGCTCTACAAAGTTCAACGAATTGTAATTTATCATCCAATGCTGCCACAAGCTCAACATCCACAATGTTATACTCAATGAACTTTTCCAAATCGTTTTCAAAAAGGTCATCAAGGTTTCCCTCATATTCAACCTTACCACGTTTCAATTCCTTTGTAGCAATATAATTTAGTGTATAACTACTCTCTAATGTATAGGTATAAGTCTTATATAGATTAAGATAATCTAAAATACTAACTCCACCAAAGCTCCACTTATCTCTGTAAGGTGAGTAGAAACATTCGCCTATTGGAGATAATCTTTTAGCGTGTCCTTCTCCACATACATTTTTTATACGATTATACAAATATGGAATATCAAAAAAGTCTATATTCCATCCAGTCAAAATAGTTGGAGTAATTTCCTCGTAATAATTAAGGAATGCAAATAAAAGATTTTTCTCGTTGTCGAAAACGTGAACATTAACTTTCCTGCCATCCTTATTAAAGTTTTTTGCATTATCTTTAATTTTTCGTTTTTTGTCTAATACAAATACCTCATAAACTCTTGAGATATTATCTTGTGCAGCGATTGCTGTTATTTCATTTTGAGCCTCTTTTGTGTTTGGTAAGCCGGTAATCATTTCAACCTCAATATCAAAAGTCAATACCGTATGCCCTGTAGATGGTAAATCGGAATCGTAAATATCCACCAACACTCTGGTAGTTTCGGGAATATCTGATTCAAATAAATCCTCAGCCTCGTCCTTTTCCCATTTACCAATACGAGTCAATCGGTCACCATACATTGATACATGCTGACCGTGTGGGTCTTTTTTATACGCATACTTACGGTATGGCATAGTTTGATACCCACTCTTATCATCCCAAAGGTGAATTAGATTTTTCTGTCTTTCGTAATAAATGTTTTTATATGCCATTAAGTTTTTCGTTTAATATCTTAAACATAGTTTTATCATTCAAAGATAATTCTCTAGCTCTATTTAAGCTACGAACTTCTTGCTCCGTTCTAAATGTATCGTTGTCCAATAAATTATCCAAAGTTTGAAATAAGTCTTTCTTAAACTTAAAGAACAATCCATTAGGGTCAATTTCTTTGTAGCAATCTGATTCTTGGAATATCATTGGCGTTCCATTCATCATACAATCCGTTGCTGCTACACTCCAACCATAATTCGTTTGCCTCATTTGAACTCCAACCGTACATTGTTGTAATCTTTTATAATAATCGTGCTTTGCAACTTTTGTATTATCAATCCAACTATATTCCGGCTTACCATCTAACTGTGGCACCCAAACTTTGAAATCCTGTCTACGCTCTCTGTATTCTTTCATTAACTCTATAAACTTTGGATAGCCTTTATAAGCGGCTGCTCTATGATTGAAAACTACGATTTTTTCCTTACTTTGCAAAGGATTTTGGATTATTTTATTTTCCTCTATTCCCAAATTCCAAACATATAATATCTTATCCAATTTAGATACAAACTGGTCATTAAACCAAATTCTAGCTTCTTCTAATACTCTATCTTTTTGTTCTTGTGTATTTAAGAAGCATGTTTCCATTTGAGATACGCCTAATAATTCTATCGGCATCCATCTCCAACGGTTCTTGCGGTCTTCGGAATTACAACTTTTCATTTCCCACCAATGACAATATCCGACTATTTTTGTATCAAATGAATTTTTATATCTACCAACTTGCGGCCAATCAGGCAAATGTGAGTATATTACATCGTATTCCAATGTTTCAAGCAATTTATTCATATCAGGCGGATAAGTTCTCATCTTAATCATATCGCCTGAAAATGGTAGTATGTGCTGCTTCACATTTGGTAGATTTAGTTTCTTAACTGGCTGTGGTAAGACTATATTCCAATAATAATCTCCAAGCGATTCTAACCCTTTTATGTGATTGTATATAACATCTACAAATGAGTCCTTCTCTATAAAAGAAGAGTTGGTAATGTTAGGTATCACCAACACCTTCTTTGAACTTTTGTAGTCGATTGTGTCCCAAAAAGTCATATTATCTTCCTACTTCGTTTAAGTAATGTGATTTCATTTGTTCCCAAGTCATTCCAATAGCATCTACATAGAATAAAACTTCGGGTTTAATTTTGCCTTCGCTGTGTAGTTTTTCATAGCGTTTAATTGCTTTATCTTTCCACCAACGAACTGTATATGAATTTCCCTCTGCGAATTTTGGTTTCATTATCAGTTGGTCTTCGCCAATTTTGCTACAAAGAAAATCGTTTCCATTTTCATATATACCTGCGAAATACACACCACGCTGAAATCCGTGGTCATAAGCGTTACCTTTAATTCCAAGCTCTTTGAATATAGCTTGAATAATCTTTTGTTTAATACCACTTACAGGTCCGTTTTTCTCATAACCCATATTAGCACCATTTCTTGCGCGCTCTTCAAGGATATGCTCCTTATACCAATCAGCACGATTTTCTTTTAACCATTGATGCCAAGGGTCATAAACCGAATCATCCGGCTTTGTACTGATTTTACCTTTACTCTCACCCAAAGTTTTGAAATGCGGAATACCATTATATTGTGAGTGTATTCCGTAAAGTGAAGTCGTACCTACACCAATCAGTATATTATCGTATTTTTTCTTCCAATA